TGGCTATGGTTCCGAGCATGGTCATGATAAACACCAGCACGGTACCAAGGATGCTGAATGTCTCTGGTTCTTTGATCGGCATTTTCATGGTCTCCCCCTCCGGTATGCGGTTGGGTGCTTAGTCGAAAGAAATTTAGCGGCGCAGTCCGTTTGCAAAAAAATGAATGGTTAGCTGATTGACTGGCCGCCAAAACGAGAAAAAGCCGCCAATCGGCAGCCTTAAAGAATCTGTCAGGCGGTTAACGCCCGCCCACTTCGATTGTGCATATTCACCACAACGACAAGCCGCCTGTTTCACAACACGAGTGTTCCGCAATACGGCTCAATTCGTCAGGCAACTTGTCTGTTGTGCAGAAAGCAAAAAACCCCGCATTAGCGAGGTTTGTTATGTTTTTCGTGTGGGTCATCTACAGAAACGCCCATGATTTAGAGAGAATATGACAAGTTCGGACAAAATGCAAGACATAGCGTCTAAAATGGCCTTATGATCCCCGATTACCCTATCTACTCGTAATTCGTTGGAATACTGCATCGGCGTGGTTCTCTTCCTTCTCGCATTTCACCACCAGCAGCTCATACAGCGGTCGCCAGTTACGATTCCATGTTCTTTCATGCAGGTCTGGCAGCAGCGTCGTAATTGCTTTGTAAGCCGTTGTGCCGGGTGTCCGTTTGAATCCCCTCCCTGTGCACCGCTCGCAGGTCTTATCGACCGGCACGCCGAGAAGGTTTGATTTCTCAAGGTCTCGCACTCGACCGGTACCATTACAGCGGCAGCGTTGCGAAACCGCTCGTTTACCATTGCAGGCCAGACATAGCTCTTTAACTGTCTGGGGTTCTGTCACCTCGGGGATCTTCACTTCTCCATCAGCGCCAGTGTAACCGGCATATTTCACCACTTCGCGTTCTACCGTGTGGAAACCAGCGCCAGCACAGTCTTTGCAGGTGCTAGTGCTTCCCGCTGACTGGCAATATTCCTCATAGGCCATCTTCGCGAGTATCACCATGCAATGCCCCATTCGGCGGCCAGCTGCCTTCCCAACATGCTTACCGGCGTTCTGCATCGCATGTACGGCGAGGCGCTCAATAGTGCGCTGACCGTCTTCTTTGCTGATGCCATTTTTACCGAGGAAAGCACCCATGCCGAAAGCTGCCTGAGATTCAGCCATTCCCATACAGGCGGCAAGGTCAGGACCGCTTAGCGAATCCGATGCTGTTGCAGGTGGCACGTTTGTGAATGTTTGGGTTTTAGGGTTGAACTGTTTGAGTGAGTTTTCAAGTTTCATCAGGCGGCTACCTTCTTCGTGAAAGGCTGTTCACGTACTTCACAGCCGTTAAGCATCATGTCGTTGAAATCCCCCTGATCCGGCCAGCGGATACTGACTTTTTCAAGGTCATTTTTTGCAATGAGGTTGGCGTGTGCACATGCAAAAGCTGCGGCGTGGCCAGTTGCAGAATGGGGGTCCATATCAGCAAAAATAATCAGGTGTTTTACACCTTGCGGAACACGGAACTTAGCCATGAACCCAGAGTTGATGACTGACCAGGTATTCACCCCATAAATTTTCTTGCAGGAAAGTGCCGTTTCAATTCCTTCAGCAATACCCAGTGTGGTGGCTGGTGGGTACATGCGGATAGCTACTGATTCGGCATACTTCAAAACGTTCTCTTCCTGAAGGGCCATTAATTTCTTAGAGGCGGCAACCGATGCCTTTTTATCACCGTCCAACAAAGTCCTGTGTAGATAACACAGGTTTGCCTTGTCGTCGGTTGCCAGTGACCACATCGCCTGATGATCTGAACCATTGGCAGCTCTCTGGGAGGCGCAGTAGCGAATTGCCTCAGGTGGCATTTCAAAGATGCCTCTATTATTGAGGTATTTCTCTCCATCGGTATGACTGAGAGGAACCAGGCGGCCAAACATATCGATCACCCGTTCGCGGGTTCTGGTGATATCGCTTTTAACTGGTGCTGTGTGTTTATTTTCATGCTCAAAAGTGTTGCCAATGATCTGGTCAACTTCATCCATCAATTCCTGAATGGTTTTGCTTTGCGTCAGTGAGAGCAACTTCCACCCATCACCACGATTGCAGGTACAGATAAACGTTCCCCGCCCTTCAAGGTCATCACAACGATATTTTCCCTTAGCCTCACAGATTGGGCATTTCCCCTTGAAATGCCGTTTACCCGTAATTGGAGGCAACCCGTAATAATCGAAAATCTTCGACCACTGGCCTATTGCTGCTTCACGGGTTTTCACTGTTTATCTCCTGGTGACCGATTTAATAACTGCTCACGCACTTTGATAAGGTGCGCGGTGATCTGGGCTGGTGATGCCGGTTCAGGGCTGGCGAGCAAAAACTCCTGTTGCACATGCTCCGGTTTATGCTTCTCGCGCCCCTTAGCAAATGCGATACGTTTATGTCTGATGTAGTTGCTAACCTCAGGCGATAATTGGGCTGGTTGATCGCTCAGCCCCTTCGGCCATGTACCGAATTTGTCCTTGAAGGTGTGAGCACACCAACCATCACTGACCGGTTTCCCTTCCATAGCGCGCTTGCGCTGATAGAAGATGATCTGCGACCACCACGACTGTTTATCCTTATGCGTGGGCGTTTTTTTCTTTCCGCTGAGTTGTTTCAGTCCACGAGTGGTGTCGGTCTCAACATCTTCCCCGGCCAATGGTTTGAAACCACATTTAGGGCAAACGTAGACCCCTGCCGGTTTCATGAAATGGCACTGGTTACATTCTTTGGGTAGTTTTTCGAGCTTCTCAGCTGACTTTTGTGCTGCAGCATCTTTCATGCCGTCACTTTTCGATGGCAACTCGTCATATTCGATGCTGTCCGGGAAGCCTAACCGGATAACTGATCCTGAATGGTCGAACACAAGACAGGCATCCTTGCCCGGGGCAGTGCGTAATCCACGCCCGATAGTCTGCAGCCAGCGAGTTTCTGATTTGGTCGGCCGTGCATAGATAATGGCCCTAACGTCGCTGTCAAACCCGGCAATCAACGTGCCCACGCTCACCAGAACCTTCGTAGCTCCCTGCTCAAACCTGTGGATAATCATCAGGCGTTCATCATGTGGCGTGTCAGCAGTCATAACCTCAGCATTCACGCCAGCTTGGTTAAAACCTATTGTCACAAAATTGGCATGGTTCACGTTTACGCAAAAGGCAACGGTTGGCAGATCCTTACCATTGGCAAGCCAGTTGCTAACGATGTCGCCCACCAGCTCAGAGCCACACATAATCTCGCCCACTTCGTCTTCTTTGTAATCGGTGCCATATTCATCTGAGCGGGTAGTTTTGACTTTGCTCAGATCCGGCTTCGTCGGTGCAAAGAATTCATAGCCGCACAGAACGCCGGTTTGCATCAGTTCTTTGATGGTTGTCGGTTTGATCAAGCGCTGATAGTACTTTCCGAGGAATGGAGCAAACGGGGTGCCAGACAGACCAATCACCTTCACTTTGGTTTCTTCTGTCAGATACTTAATAACTTCGAGCATCTTTTTACGGCGTAGGTGAGCTTCGTCAATGATCAGCAGGTCGATGTTTTCAGGAAAATCACGACGGATCAGTGTGTCAGCTGAGGCAATCTGAATAAGGCGCTCAGGGTCGTGATTTGGATGATCGCGCCAGATAAAACCAATCTCTTCTTCCGGCAGGCCATACTGCACAAAACGTTTGGCCGTCTGGGTAATGAGTACGGTATACGGGCAGACCATGAGAACACGCATACCACGTGACACGAATCCGTCAGTGATGAATGCGCTTAAACCTGTCTTCCCGCTCCCGGTAGGGCTGTAGACCATGAACGAGTTGTACTGTTTCCAGTCGCGTCGTAACATGTCGAGCGCACGTTGCTGTGCTAAATTCGCAGTGATGTTAAGCATGTTGTACCTCAGCAAGAACCGGCACGGTATAACTCGCCAAAGTGTGACGCGCCGATTTCTTGCTTCCCTTCGAGGTTTCAGCGTTCAAATATAATTTCATCGAAAACTTCCCCCTCAGTGTTTAATTCGCTTAGCCAGAACCGAAGCCCTGACCGGTTACGCGGCTAACCTTCTAGCCATCTAAACTTCTGCGTTGCTTTTCTAAAGGCAGTGATCTTCTTTAAGTAATGAGCCCTTCCTTTGGCTAGGCCTTCCCTAACACCCCTCTTTCAAAGATCACCCCCCAAACCCCCCTAGAAAGATTTCTCCCCTCTTCCCCATCCGTACTCTTTTGCTAGTACATGGTAAGACGGCTTTCTTGGGGGGATCACTCACCAATCAATTTCGGTTTAGCGGTCAAACCTGAACTGGCTGATGAGTACTTTCGAACAAATTCCCTAAGGCGCGTGTTTGCTTCGTGGCGTGCTTTGTTTTCCTGTTTAAAACTGACAGGCTCGCTATCCCATGTGACCTGGTAAACCTCTGCATACCGAGTTGCTATTTTTCCTCTTGCAGCCGGACCTAACTCACTCAGCATGCTTTTAATCCACTCTCCATCTGCCCCGCTGAACACTGAAGGCATAACAGCACCGTGATAGTCAGGCATGGTGCTTCACACCATTTAGGAGCCAATGTGGTGAACAGCTAAGCGCTTCGGATATTTCAAGCAAGTGCCTAGGTCGATGTGAATTCCCAGCTTCGATTCTTTGAATAGTTTGCTGCTTAATACCGGCCAGAATTGCTAGCTGCTGTTGTGTTAAACCCAGTTCCAATCGCCTTTCTTTCAGGCGGGTCGAAATAGTCATGTATCAATCCTCACATACAACGTTTGCAGTATTTGAATACACATTTTGTTGTTTGTCAATTACAATGATTGTTGTATGCTGTTTGGGACAAATTTATGTGGGGTGTGAAAATGAAATTGGCAGACAGGATTAAGAAGCGCCGGCTGGAACTTGGGCTTACACAGGTTGAATTGGCAGATATTGCCGGAACTACTCAGCAGGGAATCGTGTCAGTTGAATCTGGCAGAACAAAAAGGCCACGCTACCTGCATGAATTAGCCAAGGCGCTTCAGTGTGATCCTGAATACCTACTGACGGGTAAAGAAGCTGGAAATGTTTCCTTTGCCGGAAGCTATATTCCCGGTCAACGATATCCTGTCCTAAGCAAGGTACAGGCGGGCTGCTGGAATGAAGCAGTCGAAGCTTATACTTTGAAAGATATAGATTTATGGTTGGAATCTGATGCTCATATCCAGGGCGAGGCCTTCTGGCTTGAGGTCGATGGTGACTCAATGACTGCACCAGTTGGATTGAGCATTCCTGAAGGTACCTTTGTCTTATTCGACACGGGCCGAGATCCCGCCAACGGCAACTTAGTGATCGCGAAACTTACTGACTCCAACGAAGCCACATTTAAGAAACTGATAATTGATGGAGGTCAGCGCTATCTGAAAGGTCTGAATCCTGCGTGGCCCTTAGTGTCCATTAATGGAAACTGCAGGATCATTGGTGTAGCAGTGGAAACGAAATTGCGCCTTCTTTAACACTCAATTTGCAGTAAAACAAAATCATTAGCTCCTAATTTGGGAGCTTTTTTTTGAATATTTTTTGCCCGAAAAATGAAAAAATTCCACGAAATGCTCCTTAATATCCATTCAGTTTTCTTGGTGAAAATTAATTAACCTTAAAATACAATGAATTAATACAAATACCACAAATAAAACCACGTTCGCGGTTTACATAATACAACGAAATGAGTATTCTCATTTCAACAGCATGAAACGGAGCGTAGATATGGCAAAGCAAGATTACGAGTTAATAGATTGCGAATCTTTTTCCCTTCGCATTTCGGCAGCGGATTATCGCACCTTTAAGGTAGTTGATAATAAAGGTCTGTTTCATCATTTTCGAAAAACAACCGAGGATTTCAAGCACAGATTGATTACCCACCTTTGCTTTGACGCTCCTATTTTCGCGATTTATAAGAAAGTGGGCACATTTGAAATACTTGTTTGCGCATTTTCCGAAGCTAAAGAAATCAATGATGAAGCAAAAATAATTATCGAAAATTCTGAAAAACTCAGAAAGTCATTCCAAGGTCTTATGGAGTATTCGAAATGATAAATATTGCAGACCTGATTATTGATGCTGACAAAAAGAAGCTAAAAAAACCTGAGTATCAAAAGATTGCAAACGATGCAGCAGCTGGAATTGATTATGTTCTTTGTGGAATGAAATCAATTGGCTCAATCATGTTTTGGGCTGCTGGTAATAGCGATTATGACGGCCAGATGGTTAAGGCTGACATGCAGAATTTAGGAATGTTGATTGAAGCTAACGCAAAATTTTTAGAACGGATGCTTGAAGTTGAATCCAGCGCTTTGTTCAACCTGAAAGAAGGAAAGTCAGATGCAAGCGAAGAGTAAATGTTCAGCTCTGGGTTCAACGCCCGTTAAAGCCCAGAGCCTGACCTTAAAACAAACCTGCGCCAGCGGATTAGTTAATAAGGCTGATGCTGATACTAGCACAAGTGTATTTCTGTTTGCATCGGTTAAGCGTTCTGATTCCAAAGCTAAACCCGTCATGATCCGTATCGTGGCATGTTCTGAATACGAAGCGCGTCGCGAACTGGTGCAACAATATGTTGTATCGCTGGCTGCTCGAATCCCTGTGAAGAAGGCACATCATGAGTGATATTGATCCAATTGATGCCACTGATGCGCTGGCAAAAATAGAAGCCTTAGCAACAGCCGCAGGGTATCTCGACACAAATAAAGAACAGCTGTCTTTGATGTTGGGCATTCTCGATGTTATTTCACAAACAGCTGCTGCGGGGCTAAAAAATGGCGCATGAAATAACTTTAGAACAAGCAGCGGAGAACATACACCAGGCGGAAATTATCTGCGCATTGTTAGAGAATTACCAAAATGAGATGGCTAGCAGCGAATTAATTACAATTGCATCTTTGTTAAAACGGCTAACTGGTAATGTTTCCGTATGGCTAATTGAAGAACAGGCTCAGCGGCAACTCACTGAAGAGGTAATCAAATAATGATTAACCATTCCCCAGCAGAGGTAAAACAACGATTAGATTCACTCATTAACTTTACACGCGATTCATATGGCCGGTTAATTACGACGATGCCAGATGACACGATGACCGGTGAAATCGAGTGTCGTAATAGAATAATTATTGATAATCAACCGCGCCAATATTTAGAAGATGGGGTGTATGCTTTCTTCATTAATGAGATATTTATGGTCAAACGCCTTCAATTCGTTCCAGATGGCATTTGGGTATTGCCCAACAATAAGAATTACCAAGATTGGAAAATTGAACCTACAGATAATTGCGAACTGGTGATTATTGGACGGGTGATTTTCAGTCTGGAAGATAGAAAACATTAATATGTAATAAAGCTGGGTGCATAACCCAACAATCAATCAGTAGAAATTTAATTACGGCCTCACGGTCGGGGAATTCTGCACCCTAATTGCCAGAAACGGAGTATTTGCGATGAGCCTAAACGAAAAAGTATCACCTCAGCAAAAGATTGAACGGTACCGCCAGCGCCAGGCTTCTGCCCGTTATGAAGCAATGATTCAGAAAACCGGCAACCACTGCATTCTCGTGAATCTGCCTGACGGAACGATGGCAACTGTTGAGCTAAGTCAGCAGTCCCTCATGGATGCTCTCAAGTATTTCGAAGGTGTGGTTTACGAGGAATACGGTCGCACTGAAGCCGAAGAATTAATCATCACACTTTACAGCAGCAATTTAACGAAACACGGCGACAAGCTCACCGAGGCTGGCAACGCATTCATGAACGACCTGATCAAACAGACCGTGATGATGGCGAAAGAGAGCGGCCTTAGCACAGAACACCCTGTTCATTGAGGTGGCGATGAATTTAACAGCATCTCGGGTTCTTGTTTGGGTGCATGCGCGAGCCGTAACCGTACTAACCCAGTACCACAAGCAGAGAGTGTTCCCGGTTCGGATGATTCGCTCGGGAAACCTCTCCCTAAAAGTTAACCATCGGTGGCGTTTGCTATCGAAAGACAACAGCCAGAACTGGCAATTAATGACTCACGAAAAATATAACGCGCAGAAGGACAGAAAATGAAAACGGTAAAACTAGCACCACCAGCAATCGACACATCATTCATGGAAGTGCCAGCTGTCGTTTATGTCGTCAGCCGTCACCACGGTCATAAGCGCTTTCTTAGCCGCAGCGCCGCCATCAACAACCTGGCTAATTTCATGGTTGATGAGACGTTCCGCCGATCTGGGTGGCCGACTAACGAACCAGACCAGCCGGTTATGCGTGATGGGTTTCTGGTTCACCTGCGCGGCGATCGCACCCGTGAATATTACTCAGCACACCAGCGATGTACTCGCCGCATTCGCCGTCTTCTCGCCAAGAAGCGTGACATTCAAAAGTGGCACGAGAAGCACGAAGAACTTAAGCAGCAATATGCCGACCATCTCAACCACAAACCGTTTTAAGGGGACCACATGACATTTAAAACTGAACTGACTCCCACTGAAGCCAAAGATCTGCAAGTTATCGAATATCAAGGTCAGCGCGTTGTTACTACAGAGCAACTGGCGGCGGGGTATGGCACTGACGCCGAGAATATTCGCCGCAACTTCAACCGCAATAAATCTCGGTTCGTTGAAGGTAAACATTACTTCCAGATCTCGGGTGATGAGCTTGAAAATTTGCGTGTGTCTTTTAGTCCCGCGCAAATTTCGAACAAAACGCGCAACCTGACACTGTGGACAGAGCGAGGCGCGGCCAATCACTCGAAGATGCTGGAGACCGACCAGGCGTGGGACTACTTCAACGATTTAAGTGAATTCTACTTCACCAAGCGGCTGGCACTGGCAGTCCCTGTGGACTCATCCTCGATTGGACGTAAGCAGTTGGCGATGATGGTGATTGAAGCAGAGGAAAAACTAGAAGCGCTGGGGCAGCACAATCTGCAATTGGCCGCTACCGTCGATAGCTTGGAAAAGCACTTTGCCAAAGGCATGACGATCCCGGCCTTCTGCAAATGCCTGAACGGGGTTAACACCAGCAAAGTTATGTGGTGGGCGCTGAATCGCAATTGGATTTTTGATGAGCAGCGTGATCCAGAGAAAGAGCCGCGCTGGCGAGTGGCCTCATATGCCCGCGACAAGTACCTGACCGAAGAGGAAACGGAAATCAAGCCTCATGGGAAAGAGTCGTTCCGCAAGAAAACGCCAGTTCTGCTTGAGAAAGGTTGCCACCGGATTTATGCGCTGTACCTGAAGGGTGCATTGCCGATGAAAAACACATGGAACGGCGAGTTCAGCCACGACAAAGCCGTTTACACGCCGGAGGTAAAATAATGAAAATCCATTATTCGATCCACGGCATTACGGCAACGCTGACGCTAACCAGCTGGCTGCCCCAGGTTGGACAGCACAACCGATGTGTTGATGCTGCCCTGCTTCACAGAGATGTGAGAGCCACCAGCACTGGCATTATTCGTCGCCAGACGCGGATCACTGGCCGTACGCCAAAGGTTATGCGTGCCTACAAAGTGGTTGTTAAGGAGCTGGCACGATGAACGTGAGGAAGATTAATAACGCTCAACTAACTCTGGTACTGGATCTAGTTTGTGAAGCATTCATGTATCACCAGGTTGCCATGCACCGCAGACCGATCTACCGCCATAAATATGGTGACTTTTCGATTGATCGAACGTCTATATCTGAATTCATTGATACCCACCTCGAAGAGAAAGGTATGTCAGAAGCTCTACGCCTGAGGCGTTATCTGCGAATTTTGGACTTGGCGGCAATGGAGAAAATACCAAAAGGGTTTTTCGTAAACTGGGGAGTTATCCCCACTTTAAAGCCTCGCGGAATTCAGTGGATCAGCGCCTGTTTGGATCGCTTCGGTGAAATGCTAGAGGACATGGGGCCAGAAGCTGTGGCCCTGCTGCTTGGGAAGGACATGCAATGGTAGACACTAACGTATTTGCACTGGCGCAAATCATCAAAACTGCCGGATACGACCCAAACAAAATCACTGAAATGATTTGGGATGCTGGTTATCGCCAACCAGGTCGCACTGCAGAGGAGGCAGCGCTGATTACCATTGAGGTGTTTTTCTACTGCAACTCGTTTGGTATGCCTACTGACTTTTGGCCGAAAAATTACGACAGCGTTTTGCAGAATGAATTGATGAAATCAGTATTGGAGGATTACGAGATAACGAACGAATTCGACCCAGCAAGAACGGCAAGGAATGTACTGAAAGCAGGGTTTGAGAAGGTACCTACGTGATGCCAACTTTGCGCAGGCTATCAAAATCGAAGCTAGTAGACCTCAACGATACGCCGGTTCAGGCCAGCATAAAGATCGATGACGGTTGCGACTGGACAGCCTGGAACGCGTGGAAGATGAGAGAGAAATACCGGATGCGAAATGGCATCCATGAACCTGAACCGCCACGGCCACGAGTGGCACCAGTGAAAATAGAGCCGATTAAAAAACCCCAGAAGCGGGGTTATCGGGTGGTCCAGAAAGCGATAGGAGCAGTGTGATGAGTACAGATTTCATGACTGAAGCAGAGGTGATGACAACACTGGGTAAGAGGAAAACCGCATTATGGCGATTGAAAAAGAATCACGGCTTCCCTGCCCCTGTTCTTACTCACCCCGCCAGATACAGCCGTAATGCTGTGGAAAAATGGATCACTGACGGCGGCGTTAACCGAGCTGTTTAATGTGCCAGAAAATCTTATCAGCGTAGAGCTCATATGCTTTACGCTGATCTTCTAACCAATCGTGTTTATTGTACACGGCCATAACCCCTCCCAGTTCATGACCCAGCATCTTCTCTGTAACGTGGGGCATCACCCCTTCACTTGATAAATTCGTCACCAATGAACGGCGGAAATCATGGGTGCGCCATTCGGGAATATCAATCGTGCCCCTTAATTTTTTCATATAGGTATTCGATGAGGAACGGTCGATTGACTTATCAATCTCCTGACCAGGGAACAGAATTCTATTGCCTGAATTTAGCAATCTATCAACGTAAGGTTTCATCTGCTCAAATATTGGACGCCGAATAATGTTGCCCATTTTTGAATGGATGGACGGCGTAGTCCAAATGAAATCGTTCACGTTGAATTCTTCGCTTGTTGCCAGTCGCAGTTCAGATAGCCTGGCGCCCCAAAGTAGAAGCATTTGGTGGAGAAGCTTGTTTGAGGAAAACACTTTGTTATTTTCCAGCGCCAGCCAAATTTTAGCCAGTTCGGAATATGTGAGTACACGATCGCCAACGTCTGCTTTCTTACCAATGTTCTTCACACTGAGCTTCATTAACTCACATGAGGGGATCAGTTGCCTGCTGATACACCAGTTCATAACTGATCTGAGTTGGGTGAGTAAAACCCGAGCTTTCTTTTTGTTCAGCGCTTCCTGCTTATCGAAAAACTTAACCCACATCGCGATGGGTACATCTGCAACGGGTATATCGAGAAATTCTGTGTACATGGTGTTGTACACGACCGACCGATACAGGATCCGCGTATTCTCTTTCAACCCTGTGACATACTTATCCCACCACTGATCGAGGCAGTCTTTAAGAGTCATCTCGCCAGCACTACTGGCAAAATAGGTTTTGGGGTTTATCCCCTTCATGTACAATGCGCGCATCTCGCCGACTGCTACACGCGCGTCTTTCAGCGAGGTCGATGGATAACGACCAATAGTGATGCGGGTTGCCTTTCCCTGCCAGCGAAAACGATATTGAAAAGCTATCGTCCCGGTCGGAGTAATTCTGGCACTTAGCCCGTCACTGTCAGTGACTTCAGCAGGGCCGTTATAGGCCTTACCGTTGATGCTTCTCAGATTGGTATCGCTTAATGCCACAATTAGTTTCCTGTACACATCGTTTAAAGCATTCTGTACTCAATCTGTACTCAATGGCAAGTGAACGAAGCGATATCAAGCAGGAATGGTGAGAAACACACGCGAACCATTCGAAAGCTAAAGCTTGTAAAAACATGAGGATTTACGGTAGGATAGAAACATAGACGAACGATATGGAACGCCAGCGCTCAAAGTCTCCTTAGTTAAACGGATATA